TCACTCAGAAGTACAAGACCCTCCAAGGTATGTACAACGCTGAAGTCCCACGCCTGCATTCGCAGAACCGTGAACTGAACGCTCGTGTACAGCAAATGGAGCAGTTGCTTGCATCTCTGTCTGCTCAATCTAAACAGCCGGATCAACAGCCAAATGTTGCACCGCTAGTGACTGATAGTGACGTAGCCGAATACGGTGAGTCGCTGGACGTTATGCGCCGTGTGACACGCGAGGAGTTGTACCCCGTTGCCAGCAAGATTGCGCAGTTGGAGAACATCCTTCGTCAGTTGCAGACCAATGTTGTACCGCAGGTACAGGCAGTGGCACAGCGACAGGCGGTGAATGCAGAGCAGCAGTTTTGGTCTGATCTTTCTGGTGCTGTTTCCAACTGGAGGGAAATCAACGATGACCAAGCGTTCCAATCTTGGTTGTTGGATGTTGACCCCCTTACTGGCATTAGCCGTCAGACTTACCTTGAGGATGCTCATCGCAACCTTGACGTTCGTCGGGTCGCTAGTTTCTTTCAAACTTGGAATGAGTTGACTGGCAAAGCCAATGTTGCTCAAACAAACCGTCGGGCTGCGTCTGCTTCTGAACTGGAGCGTCAGGTTGCTCCCGGTCGTTCTAAGAACACCGGTGCACCTAGCAATGGTTCCGCCAAGACATACAGCCCTGATGACATCAAATCCTTTTTCAATGATGTTCGTCAGGGTAAGTACAAAGGGCGTGAGGCAGAGCGTGACCGAATCGAACGTGACATCTTTGCTGCACAGCGAGATGGTCGCATAACCGTTAACGCCTGATTAGAGGAGTTTCAAAATGTCTTTCCCCACTTCCGCTGGCCGCCCCAACTATAGCGGCACTTTCATCCCCGAGATTTGGTCGGGCAAACTGATCGAGAATTTCTACGACGCAACTGTGTTGTCTGCAATTTCCAACACTGATTACGAAGGCGAAATTCGTAGCATGGGTGACACGGTTAATATCCGTCAAACCCCTGAGATCACCATCAAGACCTACGTGAAGGGCCAAACCCTGAGCGTTGAGAACCCTGAGAAAACCAAACTCCAGTTGGTTATCGACAAGGGCGAGTACTTCGCTTGCGTTGAGGACGATGTGGACAAGGTTCAATCAGATGTCAACCTGATGGACACTTGGTCTAAGGACGCCTCTGAGCGTATGAAGATCAAGATCGACCAGCGCGTTCTGACCGACATCCTGCCGGACATCTCTACCTACAACAAGGGTTCTACTGCTGGTCGTATCACCGGCAACATCGACCTTGGCACGACTGGTTCTGCTGTTGCCATTTCCAAGTCCAACGTCCTCGACTACATCGTTGACATGGGCACGGTTCTGGACGAAGCCAACTGCCCCGAAGGTGATCGCTTCCTAGTTATCCCCGCCAAAATGGCTGGCATGATTAAGAAGTCTGACCTGAAGGACGCTTCGATTACTGGTGACAGCATGTCTGTTATCCGTAACGGTCGCCTTGGCATGATTGACCGCTTCACCATCTACATGTCTCACAACCTGAGCGTGTCGTCTGGTAAGTTCAGCATCATTGCTGGTCACAAGATGGGCTTCACTTTCGCATCGCAGATGACGAACATGGAAACCATCCGTTCCGAGTCCACCTTCGGTAACATCATCCGTGGCCTGCAAGTCTATGGCTACAAAGTGGTGAAGCCTGAAGCTCTGGCCCAAGGTATCGTCACCCTTTCGTAATCGGACGGGGGCTTCGGCCCCCGCCAGCCAACTTTTTTAGGAGATTCAAATGGCTACTTACACTGATTCGCTGGGCTTTAACAAAGGCTCCGCTGCGTTCGACGCTTCTGGTCTGACCAAGATCACTCGCGTTGCTGTTGATATGGACTTTGCTGCTATTGCTGCCGCTCGTTCTGCTGCTGGTGCTACCGCTCTGGCTTCTGGCGATGTGGTGCAGGCTATCTCTTTGCCTGCCAAGTCCTTGGTTCTGCACGTTGGCGTGGATGTTCTCACCGCCGGTACGGGCAGCTTGACCTTGGATGTGGGTGATGGTGCTGATGCTGACGGCTACCTCGACGGCGTTGCTGCCGACGCAGTTGGTTCGTTCGCTTCTATCCACACTCTGAGCACTGGTGCTACCGTCGGTCTGTCCGCTGGTAAGTACTACACTGCTGCTGACACGATTGATGTGACCCTCGTTGGTTATGTCCCCGGCAACTTGAAGTGCCGCGTGTGGGCTTTGGTTGTAGACGCATCGTAAGTAACTAGGGATGGGGGCTTCGGCCCCCTCCTTCTAGGAGATTGAGATGAGTACAGGAGTCTTAAAAGCCAAGCAACTTAGTGCAAGCGGGTTTGTAACCCAGAGGCGGGCGCTGTTTAAGCAACTCTTGATTTTTCATCCGATCAACGATGACTCCGAGTACAAGTTCTATGATCTAGCAACAGTACCCACTGGTGGCGAGCCGTACTATGCCTTTCAGGTATACGGCAAAACCTCTCAGTTGCTGCCTATTCCAGACCCCGGAGTGTTGTTTGATGATGGAATTTATGTCACTGTAATTCCCGGCACGGTAGTTACTGTGTTCTACGAGGAGGTGTGATGATTACCGCAGAAGAAAATATGGCGGTTGTGGTACGGCTGACTAAGGACTGGAGCCTTGGGCCTACCCGCACCTCGGTAGATAAGAACGCTAACACTGCGTTTTGGGGGAAGATCGCCCGCATCTGGGCCGTACAAGAAGATGAAGCGCGTCGTCGGTTCTGTGCGAACTGCGAGTACTTCGACAATACCCCAGAGAAGTTACAAGAGATGGAGTCCATCCCGATCAACCAGCTTGACAAAGACGGTGGCGGTCGCGGGTGGTGCTACAAGTTCGACTTTGTTTGCCACAACCTACGGGTTTGCCAAGCATGGGAGAAGAAGCCCTACATCCCAGTTGATGACGAGGAGATGGACTAATGGCTAAAGACTCACGACTTGAACGCGCTGGTGTATCTGGGTACAACCAGCCCAAGCGCACTCCGAACCATCCGACTAAGAGCCATGTTGTTGTGGCAAAGTCTGGTAGCGAGGTAAAGACCATCCGTTTTGGGCAACAAGGTGTTCAGGGTAGCCCTGACGGTTCTGCTCGAAACAAAGCGTTCAAGGCACGCCATGCCAAGAACATTGCCAAAGGCAAGATGTCTGCGGCGTACTGGGCGGATAAAGTCAAATGGTAGCCGTCTGGAACAAACCAAGACCAAAGGGATTGGGTAAGTCCAAACCTTTGACGCCTGAGCAGAAAGCAAAGGCAAAAGCAGCAGCTAAGAAAGCTGGGCGCAAATACCCCAACTTAGTTGATAATATGAATGCATCGAAAAGGAGAAGTTAATGGCTCGCTACCTAAAGAATGTTAAGGACGGTTTTATTTACGACTGGAACCCGATCCTTGCTGAGAACCCTATGTGTGAGGAGATTTCCGAGGAAGAAGCCTTCCCCGAGAAGTTTGTCCCCAAGGCTCAGAAAAGCCGCAAGAGTGGTCTGAAGCTGGAAACCCCAGCGGAAGAAATCCCCGTGGCTCCTGCTGTCGAGAACGAAGACCTTAACGCTGAAGCCTCTAAGGGATTACCCGAATGATACTCAACGATGTAGTCACTGAGGTTCGCCGCATCCTCCAAGACATCAACACCCCACAGCGTTATAGCGATGCGGTGTTGATCGGCTTCGCCAACCAAGCGTTGAAGCGAATTGCTGTGTTGCGCCCCGACCTTTTTGCCTACATTGGGGAAATCCCTACCACTGCTGGTGCTGTCATTCAGTCTGCGCCGGACGATGCCATCCGCATTATGGAGATTTTCCAAGTCAAAAATGGGTCGGGTGTCATTGAGACTAGCCGTGAGGCGCTCAATCAGACTTACCCCAACTGGATGAACGATGCTGAAGGTGCGTGTGTTAACTGGATGCGGCATGTCCGCAACGCCCATCGGTTCTTCATCTATCCCAAAGCTCCGGCTGGGCAGGTCTTGATCGGTGAGTATTCACAGACCCCACCAGACTATGACGGCACAACTGATGTTGCTCTGCTATCAGATGCTTACTTCCCTGTCGTGGTAGATGCCACGGTGTTCATCGCTGAG